ACCTGAGCGGTGCCAACCTGAGCCGTGCCAACCTGAGCGGTGCCGACCTGAGCGAAGTAAAAAATTTCTTTAATCCTATTAAATGGATGGAGGAAAATTTCGAACATGACGAACTCGGTTTCATCGTTTACAAAACATTTGGCGCCTATCAACAACCACCTAATACATGGAAAATTGAAGCTGGATCAATCATTGAAGAGGTTGTTAATCCAATGCCAGTAAATGATTGTGGAAGCGGAATCAACTTCGCAACTATGCAATGGATCAAAAACAATGATGATACGAACAAGCTTCCTCTCTGGCGTTGCCGCATCCGTTGGATGGATTGTGTGGGGGTTGTTGTGCCTTACAACACGGATGGAAAAGCGCGCTGCGGAAGGCTGGAACTGATTGAAGTCGTAACTCAGTAGGAAAGAAATGTCAAACTTTATTCCGGATCAACCAAAGGCCGTAGAAAACGTGCCTTTTTATGAAGATGTAACCAGCGCTCAGGGCTGGCAAGGGCAAACCACCACAAAATCAATGGAAACCCTGAAAAGTGAAATAACTATGGCGGTTTCACGGCTCGGTGGAATGGTCAATGGTTTTCAAAAAGGGATTTTTCTTGTCGGGAATCAGGAACGCCAGGGATTCAGGGTCAGTTACTCCATTGAAATACCAGATGGAAAATTCATGCCGGGAAGAATCGATATTGCCGCTTTGCCAGTTCGTAAGGCACCAATAAATTCCTTTAATTCTCGTTGTGAAAAGTCCCTAAAAATGGCTCTTTATATGTTGCGGAATTCGTTTGATGGTCTTTGGTTCCTGCAGCAACTTTCGCCCGGATTCGCACCCCTGATGCCGTTCATGCTTTCAGGAACTAAAGATTTGACAGTATCCCAATTATGGAGCGAGACGGCGTTGATGCAAAGCTTATTACCGCCGGGTGATGCAGATTTTATTGAAGGAGAGGTAAAAACCGTATGAATAATGCTCTTGTTCCCGGCTCTCTTGGAGCCATAGCTAAACAAAATAACGTTTCTATAGCGGAATCGTTTTTATCCGCTGAAGTTATCGTGGTCGTAGATATTTCAGGTTCAATGGGCAGCCGTGATTCCCGGGGGAACAAATCCCGTTATGACGTTGCCTGTGAAGAGTTGGCAAATTTACAGGCCACTTTGCCCGGAAAAATCGCAGTTATCAGTTTTTCGGATGATGCAAAATTCTGCGCTTCCGGTTTACCTGGAATGATTGAATGTTCAACCAATTTGACCAAAGCATTGAGATTCGTCAAAGTTGCTGATGATGTTCCAGGAATGAAATTCATCCTCATTTCAGACGGCCAACCAGACGATGAAGCCGGTGCATTGAGGGAGGCAAAGACTTTCCAGAATCACATTGATGTGATCTATGTTGGACCGGAAGCAAGCCCATTTGGACGGGATTTTCTTTATAAACTGGCGGCCGCAACCGGTGGGAAGTCAGTAACGGCGGAAGCGGCGAAGGAATTGAGCGCCACGGTTCAAAGGCTGCTACTGAGTGACAAGGTGGGAGCATGATAGAACGATCAATCCTCTTTACCAGCGAGAATGCGATTGCCATTCTTGAAAAAAGAAAAACACAAACGAGACGGGTAATCAAGCCAGAACCATACACGCTAAATTGTATTCACGATAATAAGAGACTTATTTGGGTAAACCATCAATGGAAATCATGTCCTTATGGTGATCCTGGTGACAGGCTGATTTTTAGAACGACTTGGGCGGTTGCAAAGGACTATGACAAAGTAAAACCATCAAAGTTACCTTCAACTATAAATTTCTGGTCTTATTTTTCTGGCATACCAAAACCTGACTGGTGTGGAAGATCACGTCCCGGTCGCTTCCTGCCCAAAAAGTTGTTTTACCTCATGCCACGAGGTGAAATTGTCAACATTCGAGTAGAGCGAGTGCAGGAAATTTCGGGTATTGATGCTATCGCCGAAGGTATTGATGCTTTGAATGAATCAGGGAAATTTACTGACCCGGATTACATGATTGAACAGATTGCCAAAAGGAAATTCCGCGAGTTGTGGGATTCCATCAACGCTAAACGCGGCTATGGCTTTGACGTAAACAAGTATGTTTGGGTTATTGAATTCAAGATGTTATGAAACGATTCCTATTCTGCATATCTATTTTGGAAGCTATCACAATCATTTTCTTGATTGGGTTTCTTTCCATGTATAGAAATCCAGGATTTTATGAACCGAACTTCAATTACATCTACTGTACCAATAAAAAAGCCTGCTTACACGAAGTAGGGCATAAACTTGACCACCATTTGGGAAATATATCCACTTCGCAAGAATATCAACATTCCATTGATGTTTATCGTGCAATTGTTTGGGCATATCCGCAATACCGGGATCAATACGCTCTCTACATTTATCAATACCCCGGTCTCGGATCAATTCTCTGGCAATCCTCCAATCCTGCTGAATCGTCTTTCTGGAACGGTGGATGGGGTGGTTATAGCGAATTCTATGCAGATGTGGTCATGTATTCGGACGGAAAACCTGAAAATTGTTCAGTTTTCTTGCGTGATTATTACGATTGGTCATTTATCCAATCGGAAATGGCAAAACTCGGATATCCAATAAATCAGTCTCCTGAAACCTGCAATTGCATCAAATAAACCTTGAACAAGAGACTACCCCATGAAATTTACCGAATTTCTTCACTCCTGGTCAAATGGTACCCGAGTATTAGAGGGTACTTTAATAGACAATCTGGCAGCTACAACACCCTGGTTAGCTCCCATTGCGCCGGCTTATATAGCCTGGGATCACATGACCCATGTTCTGGATTTCCCGCCGGCAATTTCCCTCATTGTTGCCGGGGTAGTGGAATTCCTGGGTCTTTCCACAGTGATCACCGCTACCCAATTTTGGGACTACAACGATTCCAAACGTAAAACAGATCAAAATGCACCCTTTATTATCGCTCTGGCCGCCGCAGGATTCTATTTAGCAATCATAGTCACTATAAATGTACTCCTTGATGGATCAAACCCCTTAGAACGGCTCTCAAAGGCACTTTTATCCTTACTTTCCATTGTGGCCGCGGTGGTTATTGCGATTCGATCACAACATGCCCGCAGGGTGGCAGGTATTGAAGCAGAGCGGCAACTTAAGCGGCAGGAAAGACAAGAGCGGAAAGTTAGCAAAACACCGGTAAAAAGAGCGGCAAGAGTACGGAAAGATAAACCGCCGGAAGATAAGTCGCCGGATTGGAGAATGCTCTCTCCTACTGAGCGGCAGACATTACAAGGGCTCAGTAGTACTGAAATCAAAACCATTTTCCCTGGCATTTCTGATCGGACAGCCAGGGATTGGAAAAAACGGGCAAATCAATGATCGTCAACGCTGATGCTCTCTATTTGCCGATTGCCAGTAATACGGTGCAATGTGTGGTTACTTCTCCTCCATATTATGGCTTGCGCGACTATGGCATTGACGGTCAGATCGGGCTTGAACAATCGCCTGATAAGTACGTGGTTAACCTGGTATCCGTGTTCCGCGAAGTATGGCGGGTGATGCGGGATGATGGAACTTGCTGGGTTAATCTCGGAGATTCTTACGCCGGCGGTGGACGTGGTGGGAATACAGATACGATTACTGGAATAGGTAAAAACGCTTCAATAATTGACCGGTCAAAACGCAAATCTTCACGTTGGGGTGGAGGGAATATACCAGCTTGCGAAGGACTAAAGCCCAAAGACCTCATCGGTATCCCGTGGCGTGTTGCATTCGCATTGCAGGCTGATGGATGGTATCTCCGGTCTGACATTATCTGGTCTAAGCCAAATCCGATGCCGGAAAGTGTTACAGATCGACCAACAAAGAGCCATGAATATCTGTTCCTGCTGACGAAATCACCCAGATACTACTATGACGCGGAAGCGATAAAAGAGCCGTGCAAATGGTCCAGTATTGAACGATTATCGCAGGACATTGAACATCAGGCGGGGTCGGACCGCGTACCCGGCAAAACGAACGGGAATATGAAAGCGGTCGCTAAAGATTGGAATCCCTCAATGGCGGGTGGGGCAATTGGGATCGAAAACAGAAAGCATCTGCCATACCCGAACGCAAACAAGCGTTCCGTCTGGACCATAAACACACAACCCACAAGTTACGCCCACTTTGCAACATTCCCTGAAAAGTTAGTCGAACCTTGTATCCTTGCCGGGTCCAAACCGGGCGACCTGATACTTGACCTATTCTCGGGATCTGGCACGACTGGCCGCGTCGCAATCCGGCACAACCGAAAATTCATCGGCACGGAACTGAACTTCGCTTACATTGCGGATATATCACCAATTCGATTGACGGTCCAGCCACTATTACAGGTACTTAATGGGTAAACATCTCGATCACAACGACTATGCAATCCAATACGCTTCTCTCCACCGGGATGATACGATTTTTGCCCATGGGCGGTTTTATCGATATGGTACCGGAGTATGGGAGCCAATTCACGACTTCGAAATCAGCCGGGAAGTGAAAGAGGTATTGGTAAGGACAGATGCCGTTATCACCTCCTACCTTATGGCTTCTGTAATATCTCTCATTAAAGTCGAACTCTATCAATCGGATGAAATTATCAATGCAAAGCCAAATCTTATAAATCTTCAAAACGGTATGTATGACATCGAATCCGGAAACCTGCTTACCCACCTACCAGGCTATTACTCTACCGCTCAATTACCCTTTTCATTCGATCCAACCGCCACCTGCCCGGTCTGGGAGCATTATCTTGAAACCTCTCTCATTAAAGACCCACGAGAAACAGGTATCAAGAATTTCGTTCCAGATCCGGAATTAATCGGTTTTGTTCAAGAAGCCGTTGGTTATTCCCTGACCAATGACATTCGCCACCATGTGACCTTCTGGTGCCTGGGGCGGGGCAGGAACGGCAAAGGGGTACTGTTTGATACCCTGGAGAAATTAGCGGGTACTGGAGCCACCACAATCAATTTAAACCTACTCCACAGGGAACAATACCAGCTGGCCAATCTGGTAGGAAAGCGAATCGCTCTATGTACCGAAGCGAACTCTACTGACAACCTGGTTGAAGATGCCACGATCAAAGCTCTCATTGCCGGGGATACCATGAGCGTCCGCATGATCCGCCGGGAACCGTTCGACCTGAAACCGCGGCTCAAACTCTGGTGGTCAATGAACAAACTTCCCGCAGTCGCCGATACCTCAATCGGTTTTTGGTCCCGTATTCGAATAATCCCATTCCACCGATCGTTCAGTACAAAAGAGCGTGATCTCGATCTAAAAGAAAAGCTCATTGACGAGTATTCCGGTATTTTCAACTGGGCAATGCGCGGTTTGGAGCGGCTACGTATGCGGGGTTCATTCGAAATCCCTTCCCAGGTGGAACGCTTTACCGACAATTACCAGCGGGAATCGAATCCGGTTCAAATGTTTGTTGAAGATGCGTGTACCGTTTCTCCATCCGCCGGATCAACATCATCCGGTTTTCTTTACCTGGAATACAAAAATTGGAGTTTTGACAACGGCTATAAGCCACTTTCCAGCAAAAACTTCAAACGGGAATTGGAACTTTTAGGCATTTATCTGATACATACCCGAAACGGAAATCATTACGAAGGGATAACAGTAAAACCGTGAATAATTATTTCTTGAAAATAAAAACCTTCACCGAGCCTTCACAAACACCCATTTTCCCTTCACATTTTGGGGTTAATTTATACGCATGTCCCGATAAACGGTACAAATGCGCATATATTTCATCGTTCCTTTCACAACCTTCACCGAACCTTCACCGAAAACAAACTAATTCCCTCTGTAAAAATGTTCACTCTCTTCTTATATTAACATCCCTTCTGCAGAGCTTTGTGAAACTTGTGAAAGATGTGAATGGTAAAAAAGTTATTCTTTTTTTGACAACTTTCGTATATTGGTCACTTTTCCCTTCACAACCTTCACCGGTTGTTAAGTTTTCTAATCTTTGATTAATAAGGCAAAAATGTCAATTTTAGAAATAGCAATCAATTGGGTTTCACAGGGATTTTCAGTAATCCCGATCAAATATTATTCCAAACGGCCGTCAATCAATTCCTGGGAACCATATCAAAAAAGACTTCCATATCCAGAAGAATTATCTCAATGGTTCAGATCATCACTTACCAATATTGCCTTAATCACCGGTTGGTCAAATCTTCTCGTTATTGATTTTGACGTAATGGATGTTTTCAACTATTGGTATTCTCTCTTTCGCATAGATACTTACATGGTTAAAACATCCAGAGGTGTACATGTCTACATTCAAACCGAAATACCCTCACAAAATTACCATTCTCCACTTTTAGATATCAAAGCAGAGCGGGGATATGTCCTAATTCCTCCATCAATTCATCCTTCAGGTGCTCAGTATGGAGTGCTGCTCAACGCGCCGATTCTGAAAATCCATGATTTGAGAGACATTTTACCGAGTGAATTTACACCGGAACCCGAAAGAATAGTTAAGGCTAGTTACATATCTACTAATGAAAACCATTTTCAATTAGAGGATCCATGGGAATCGGCTGATAACGCGGTTGAAATTGATGGAAACGCGGTTGAGAAGATCCGAAAAGCCCGCCCCCTACTGAGCTACTTTCCCAATGCGATTCGGACTTCCAGTGATGGAAGGTGGTGGGTAGATAGTTGTCCGTTTCACAATGATGCAAATCCTTCATTTTGGATTGATAGTGTGAGGGGTTTATGTGGATGTAGGGTATGCAATATCAAGGAGCTTGATGTGATTAATTTACATGCGAGATTGAATAAATTGAGTAATCGGGAATCGATTGTCGAATTGATAAAGAATATTTAGAAAGTGAGGATGAATGAAAAATTTATTGGATGCAAATAACTATAACGACTTAAAGGCGCGGGTTGAAGCCCTATCGCGGCGGGTTGCGGCGTTGGAGGAATCCCATCCAGTTGTAGCCGAATCTAATATTGACCCGAAATATCTGGATGCGATGTTCGAGGAAGGCCAGAAATTAGGTGCGAGAGTTGAGATTCCTTCCGCCCCAGCCCAGTCTCGCCCCGCGCCGGAAGATGACGGGTGGATACCGGCAGATGGAAGATATTCTGTACTTTGGTCAGATGGCGACATTCGAGAACACGGCCCTTACCTTGACCATAACGGCATAAAAAACGGTGCACAAATTGTCGCAATCCGCCCCTACCATCCCGGCGAGGCGAAGCCGGAAGCGCCGAAAGGTGGTGAGTGATGAGTGAAAAATATATTCAGGAATTACGTGAGGCATATAACGATAATTCAATTGACACGTTCACGGCAGAAGAATGGTTTAGAAGATTAGATAATGGTGATCACTGCCACGAAGAAATTTGCCGCTTGATATGGCAACGTGATAACGCCCGTCTTGAAGGGGAGCGGGAGGGAGTGGTGAAGGGATTGGATATGGCGATGGCAGTTTTTGACGGTTATAGACCGAATGTTGAATTTGAAGTCGGCACATTATTCATGAAATTTCACCAGTTGAAATCCGACTATCAGGAGGTCGAGAGTGGAAAAACTAAATAATACGCAATTGCAAGCGATAGCTGATAGAGACGACCCTATTCACGAAGGCATCATTGCCGATCTCCTGCAAACCCGAGCAGAACTGGATGGATACAAAAAATGGATGAACGCCGATAAGTTGATGCTTGGAACTTCAGTGAATATTGAACGCGGAACTGTGATGATAATCTGCAATCCAGATGATGCTGACAAATTCGTAAAAACCGAGGACGAACATGGAAAAATTGACTGATGAACAATTGAAGATTTGGCGTGATGTTGCCGCGATAGATGGCGCTAATAGCGTTATTGAATTGATTGACAACCTCTCGGAAGCCCGCCGCGAACTGGCAACACTGAAAGAGTCTACGCGGTGGGTTCCGGTGGAGGAGAGACTGCCGGAAGACGGTGTTTGGGTATATCAAATTGCGGAGCCCGGCGGAATTGGTTTTGGATATATCGAAAAAGGTCATTGGTACGCGCACACAGAAAATCACACACTGATAGGCAAGGTTACTCATTGGCAGCCTATCCAACCCCTGCCGCCCGTGGAGGTCTCCAATGGTAGTTGATGCGCATATTGCGCCCGCGTAGGTGTGAAATGATCTCGGAAACGACTGCCATAAAAGAACTTTTGGCCAATGGTTGGCAAACATGGTATCCATTAGAAAACCTACCTCTTTCCCAACAATATTTTTGGGATGGAAAAAATCACAAAGTTGGGTATTCATGGTTTGAAGCTTATGAAGAAATGCATAAACGAAAACAATTGTCTTTCAATTTCCAGGAGTCAAAATGAGCATTTTCGAAAAACTTTTCAATTGGCTTGACGATAATTCACCCGTTTTTTGTAATTCATGTAACAAGATCATAAGAAGGAAAAATGCTGTAACCAGATATACAACAATGGGAGTAACTGCCTCACTTTGCCAGGAATGTGATGCTTTTCTATTCGCTCCGTTTTCACGATCGGAAAGTAATAATGCCAGATCCCAAACCCCTGAGTAAAGATTTCCAACTTTGTGATACCGGTTGGATCCATTACAACTTATGGTCTGCGCTTTTGGACCAGAAACGACCAAAAGCATCCCGTAAGGATATTACCGCTGCCAAAAAAGCCTATCTCTACCACCGGCAACATTGTGAGAAATGTACGAAATGACTGAAGAACAAAAACAAGCTTTGAAAACCATCCGCTATTCGATTATTAATGCGCGCTCAGTAGGGCTGGAAATCAATTACTTACCGATGTATTCGAACGGCGCCAGGTATATTGCTATTGTGTTACCCGAAATTAGCCCGGAGGAATTCCTGGATGCCGGGAAAGAACGCCCGCTCCCTACTGAGCCCCTGAGTGGAGGTTAAATGCTTACAACATCTATTGGTATTACCGTTGCTATTTCACCCGATGAATATATCCCCTGGATTTGTCCGCGTTGTGGAACTGAAATTGGAAAGATAAAAAGAGAAAAAGGAATTCCAAAATTGGATATGCTTTCAGATCGCGGAATTGTAGTTATTGGTGATGCTGATGTTCATTGTTTAAAATGTGGCATGATATGTGAATGGCATTACAATCAGGAAGCATTGGCCAGATTGGTAAAAAGAATACTGGATAATCGAAAGAAAATTGAATAAATATTTGACATTCAAAACTTACCTGCTATAATCTGAAATAACAACCGAATACTGACAGCAGCGGGAAGATTTTTCCTGCGACAGTCGGCTTTAGCAACCGGCACCGTTTTGGTGTCCGGTTTTTTTTGTTTTAACTCCATGGAGGTGGAAAAATGAGTATTACCCCTGAACAAGTTGCAATAATCGGTTTTATTGCGCTCCTGGTAATCCAGGTGATCAAACTGGCAACGGCTTATCTGGGAATTGATTTTTCCCGTGAAGCTGTGACCATTGGATTATTTGTTATTGCCCTGCTTTTGGCTGCTGTTTGGGCGGCTCCAAGTCTGCCGGCGTTTCCTGCCCTAGATTCCGATCCCGCCGTTTTTGGCGGTGCGATTGTCGGATGGATCGGTAGTGTGATTTCTGTGGCCTCTGTGATCATTGGCTTTGCGACCCTCATTTATAACCTGCTGCTTGACAAGATTTTTGCGGCCTTCGGCTGGACCAAAGAAAAAGTCCTGAAAAAATAACATATTAATCGGTGATATGCCGGGAGTCTCACAAAAAGCTTGAATAAGTTTTAAGTTTGAGAATGATCAGACTCCCGGCTATCCAGGAATGATGCCAATGACTTCACCAATGCGGATTACCAATGCGGACATTTATCTTTTACTTGGGAAGGTGGTGGAAACAACAGAACGGCTTGATAAAACGATAAATGGCAATGGTAAACCGGGATTGGTTGCGGAACATCAAGAATTGAAACAGAAAGTTGCTGACCATTTGAAGAAAGCTGAAAGTGATGAACAGGAATCAAAGAATAAAAAAGAGAAATTATCGGCTCGTTGGTGGGCGGTCATTCTTGTTTGTATTACTTCGGTTATTGGCAATATCGTTTCTATTGCTTCCCTTTATTTCCGTACTGGCGCGATGAAATGAAAATATTCTCTCAACAAGATCCACGATGGAAAGATAAGAAACTTGGCCTGGATACCAGTGATTTGACAATCGGCCAGGCTGGATGTTTTTTGACATGCTTTTCCATGTTGGTTGAAGTTGATCCGGCGGCATTCAATGAGCGAATGAAGATATATGGGGGATTTGATCCTAAACAACCGGCATTGATATGCCCTGGTATTGTTCCCAATGCTTACAAAAAGGTTTATTTCGAAGATCAAATTTGGTGCTCAAAATCTGCTGCACCGATGGATGTTATTGACAGTGCGCTGGCCAACGGAAAAGCAGTTATTGTTCAACTGGATACTTCCCCGGCTGAAGGTATTCAATCCCATTTTGTAATCCTGACAAAGAAAATATCTGCCAATGATTATGAAATGATCGATCCCTGGCCGCTGGTTGACGTTCCCCGCGGGACTGTAATCACCAGGTATGGGAAAGATAAAAACGGGCAGCCGCGAAAGATCAAAGAAGTGATTTGCTATGTGGCCGTAATGGGCGGAGTGGACATGAGCTCAGTAGATGCGCTGCCCCCCGCCACTACTGAGCAACCTACCGTTACCGATTCCGCCGAATTGGGCGATTCAATCACAACTCTTTATGGAAATTCCCGATTACGGACCGCGCCGGGATTGAATGCCCCAATTGTTTGTAAATTACCCATTGGATTAGAAATCAATCGTAATCCAGAAATTGAAGTAATCAAAGATGGCTATCGGTGGATTCATCTTGATTTGTGGATGGCAGCCGAATCGGTTGATGGCAAGAATAAGTTTGTAAAATGACAAATGATGTTTCTGAGAATGGGAAAACGAAAAAGCTAACCACAAAAGAAATGGTTTTTGTGGAGAATTTTTTAACAACCTGGAGCCCGTTCAAAGCGGCTTCTGCAGCAAGTTATAAACAACCTGAAAAACAAGCTTATCAAATAATGCAGCGGCCGTTGGTCAAAGCCGCGATTCAGGTTAGGTTAAATGAATTGGCAATGGGAGCGAATGAAGTTATTGCCAGGCTGAATCAGCAAGCGGTTGTAAATAAATCTGATTTTTACAAATTCAAATTGGATGAAAATGGAAATCCAATTTATACAGACATTAATTGGGAAGAATTTCAAAAACGCGGGTATTTGATTAAGAGATTATTTTTTGATCGAAACGGTATTCCGACAATTGAATTCCATGACAATTTGAAAGCGTTGGAATTGCTTGGAAAATATCAGGGTTTGGAAGATACCAAAAAGGATATCCAGGGTGCGAATGAAACCGGTAGACTAAATGGCCTTCCCGCCGATTTGATTTCACCTAATTTCTTCAATGCGTATAGAGACATACGGAATAGGTTGCATACAGAATATCTATTCTTTGGTGGACGCGGTTCCACGAAATCCAGTTTCATTTCTCTGGTAATGATCTGGCAGTTGATCAACAATCCAGGTGTTCATGGATTAGCCTTACGTCAAGTGGCCAATACTCTTCGTGATTCCGTTTATGCTCAATTGGTCTGGGCGGTAAATGAATTGGGGATGTCCGATTATTTCTCTTGTACAACATCTCCGATGGAAATAACCTATCTCCCTACTGAGCAAAAAATATATTTCCGCGGCGCTGATGATCCTGGAAAGATCAAAAGTATCAAAACAAAATTTGGTCATATTGGATTGCTCTGGTTTGAGGAGTTGGACCAATTCCACGGAGAAGAGGCAATTCGAAAGATCGAACAATCGGTTATGCGCGGCGGTGATTTCTTCCTGGAATTCAAATCATGGAATCCGCCGCGAACAGCCAATAACTGGGCAAATAAATATGCGCAAATACCAAAGGCGAATCAGTATCAGCATAAATCTGATTATTTGACCGTACCGCCGGAATGGTTGGGTAAGACATTCTTTGAAGAAGCCGAACATTTGAAATTGGTAAATCCCAAAGCGTATGAACATGAGTATTTGGGTATTTCCAATGGTACTGGCGGGTTGGTATTTGAAAATGTGATTCTCCGGCCAATACCAGATGATGAAATTATCACTTTTGGCCAATGGTCTCACGGGCTTGACTGGGGTTATTTCCCGGATCCGTTAGCTTATGGTCGGATGTACTATAACCCGGCACAAATGACGCTTTACATTTTTGGGGAATACAGAAGTAATAAACAGGGTAATCGGGCTGCATTTGATGATCTGGTAAAAGCCGGATTAATACGCAAAACAGAATACATTGATGATGATGGAAAAAGTATTGTTTCGTTTCCGGATTTGATCATTGCCGATTCTGCAGAACCGAAAAGTATTGCTGATTTTTCCAGTTATGGGGCGAACATCCGGGGAGCGGAAAAGGGTCCGGATTCTGTTGATTACTCAATCAAATGGCTACAAAGCTTGAAGGCTATCGTTATTGATCCAGTACGTTGCCCGAATCATGCAGAAGAGTTTTTGAATTATGAACTTGAACAGGATAAGGACGGAAATTTCATCTCTTCCTATCCTGATAAAAACAATCACTTTATTGATGACACCCGGTATGCTACAAATCTTATCTGGCGGCGGAGAGGGCAATAGAAATGAATTATTTATTTATTGTTTTCATAAGCCTGATTGTAATTTTTGATTTTCTTCTAATTTTTTGTTGTGTTCGTCTTTCCGCTCATTGCAATAAAAAGGAATAATCAATGTTTTCAAAAATCCTCAGTTGGATTCGAGATTGGATAAATAAAATGATTGGTCAATCGTCAGTTAAACAAGCTTTGAAAATTGATATCGCTGTATCGGCACCCATGGCGGAAGCATTACAAATGTGGTCATTGATGTATGAAAACAAATCTTCATGGTTGACCACGGATATTAAGTCACTTAATTTACCTGCTTCCATTGCTGGCGAAATTGCCCGAGCGGTAACAATTGAGATGAAAGCGAGTATATCGGGCTCAGTACGGGCGGATTATCTCGCTGCCCAGGTGGGAAAAATCATGCCCAAATTGCGGCAAATGGTTGAATACGGCTGCGCAAAAGGCGGGCTGATGATGAAACCTTATGTCAATGGAGATGAAATTGATGTGGATTTCATTCAAGCTGATCAGTTTTTTCCGGTGAAATTTGATGCCAATGGGAACATTACCGCCTGCGTGTTTGCCGATCAACGAACGGTAGGTAACAATTTTTATACCCGGTTGGAATATCACACCATGGTTGATATGGTTGATCCTACGAATGGAAAGAAATCAAAAGCCTGTGAGATCAAAAACCTGGCATTTAAATCAACCGGGAAAGAAACGCTCGGAAATGAAGTTTCACTGGCAAGTTCAATTCCGGAATGGGCAGGATTACAGCCACAGGCTTTGATTAAAAATCTTACCCGTCCACTCTTTGCTTATTTCCGCTTCCCACAGGCGAATAACATTGATCCAACAAGCCCGCTGGGAGTCTCGTGTTATGCCCGCGCTACTGAGCTCATTGAGCAGGCTGACAAGTTATGGAGTAATTTACTCTGGGAGTTCGAATCGGGAAAGAGAGCTATTTATATCGATTCTCAGGCATTCGATAAAGATACGACAACCGGAAAACCTATTTTGCGGGACAAGCGTTTATATCGCCCACTTATTGCGACCGGCAATATTGACGATGCTCAATTTTTCAAAGATTGGTCGCCGGAATTTCGGGAAGCGTCAATTCTTTCCGGTCTGGATGCAATTCTCAAAAAGATTGAATTTACCTGTGGGATTGCCTATGGAACTATTTCCGATCCCCAAACGGAAGCGAAAACTGCCACAGAAATCACAATTGCCAAACAACGGACGTATGCGACCATTACTGATACTCAGAAAGCTCTTCAATCCGCGCTGGATCAATTGTTATGGTCTATGGATCAATGGGTCACAATTTACCAGCTGGCACCAGCAGGAACATTTCAAACAGTTTATGAGTTTGATGATTCCGTTGTGGTCGATCATGACGCACAATTTACACAGGATTCTCGCTCGGTCGGGATGGGTGCTATGTCATTGGTGGAGTTCCGAATGAGAAACTATGGGGAAGATGAAGCAACAGCAACCAAAAAAGTAGCAATGGCAAAAGCAGAACAGCCGGAAGATATGTTTGCAAATCAAGGAGCGTAAAAATGGCAGATGAAAATAAAGTAAATCACAAAGAAATCCGATCAAGTGATCCTGAAGTTATTAAATTTGTTGAATTCTTGGGGATTAATCCCAATGGATTAACAAAAGTTGTCATTATTATTGAAGCGCAAAAACCGGTTTCAGTTGAAGTATTTCATGATCGGGTTTTTCGCAAAGTAGAATAGTTGCTTACTCCTTCCCAGCTTGATTCGATTACCGATCCAATAGTTTCCTTGTACCAACAATATGAGGAAACTATTATTACTGACATTGCCCGGCGATTGGCAAAGTTGGATTTTACATCCGCTGCCTGGCAAGTACAGCGGTTATCGGAATCTGGAAAATTATATGATGCGATTCTGGATGAATTGGTAAAACTTACCAACATAAGCCGAAATGAATTGAAAAGTATTTTCGCAAAAGCGGGGGTAAAAGCTCTTAAATTCGATGATGAAATTTATCGTGCTGCTGGGCTGAATCCACTTCCACTCAATCTTTCGCCCAATATGGTTTCCGTTTTACAGGCCGGTTTGGTGAAAACATCCGGAATGGTGGAAAACTTTGTTCGCACAACCGCATTAACCGGGCAACAAGCTTTCATCAATGCTTCTGACATTGCGTATATGCAAGTATCATCCGGTGCAATGTCGTATATTCAGGCGATAACCGATGCGGTAAAAAAAGTTGCTGCTGATGGAATACCGGTTATTCAATATGCCGGTCACAATGATCAAATTGATGTGGCTGTTCGGCGGGCGGTATTAACAGGTGTATCTCAGACAACAGGGAAATTGCAGGAAGCCCGTGCTGATGATATGGGTTGCGATCTGGTACAAACATCCGCTCATGCTGGAGCGCGTCCAAGCCATCAGGTGTGGCAAGGAAGAATATTCTCGAGATCCGGTAAACATCCAAAATATCCAAATTTTGTGGAATCCACCGGTTATGGAACTGGTCCCGGGTTAATGGGATGGAATTGCCGTCATTCGTTCTATCCATTTTTTGAAGGCATTTCAGAAAATATTTATACCCGTGAAATGTTGAAAGACCTGGAAAATCGAAAAGTAACATACCAGGGTGAAGAAATATCACTTTATGATGCCACTCAGGTTCAACGAGGAATTGAACGGAAAATTCGATATTGGAAAAGACAAAAAGGAGCATTGGATGCTGCCGGGATTGATAGCAGTGCTGAAACTGCAAAGGTAAAAGAGTGGCAAGCATCAATGCGAAGTTTTCTCAATGAAACAAAGTTACAAAGACAATCAGAAAGAGAAAAGATTAGTTATGTAACTAATTTATCATCAAGAACATCCAAAATTGATTTCCATTCAAAGGAATACCAGAAAATAACTGAATTAGGAAATATTGCAAACAATTATTCTTCAACCGAGTCGGGCATTAAATACATTACTCAGCGGCCAGTAATTTATAACAAATATGCTTCATCTCATCTTACAGATGAATCGCACAAATGGAGATTATCTTGGCTTGAAGAAAATCAAGAAGGATTGATTCGAGCAATTCAATCACCAGATTTTATTGAAAAAAGTTTGCGTTTACGGAAAGATGGACATTATTCTTCAACCCAAATTGTTGAATTGAGACCTGGAACAAAAGATGAAAAGCGTTTTATGACTGTTGCTATTAGTCTTAGTCTTGATCCACAAAATGGTTATCATCAAATTACAACAATTCATCCGGCAATATGGAAAGACATTTTTCTTGCAAATGGAAATTTGAAATCAAAATATCTGAAGATAAAATAAAAAGACCATTGCTGGTCTCTTTAGCCCCGTACGCAGACTCGATCCTGCATCTCTCAATGTGTTTCCACAAAGGCGTGAGGGGAGATTTCTCACCCCAGGGTAATAATAGTATAGCATTTTCAATTGAGAATAACAAGCAGTCAATATTTTATCGAAATTGGTTAATGCTTGCAATTTTGAATAAATCAATGTAGAATGACTTTAACAATTTAGCAGATTCAAGATATTTGAATCATCGTTGGTTTTAGCACCCAACATTTGACTCTCTACGGGTCATTTGTTGGGCTTTTTGTTTTAACTCACTTGCGTTATCTGGCAAACGTAAAAGCGCCGGGCAGCAAATGGGGCTGACCATTTCAAAAAAGCTACTGCGGAAAATGGAAAGGTAATCATGAACAAAGAAGATTTGAAAAAGCTTGGGCTTACTGATGAAACCGTAATGGATCAAATTATTGTCCTTCATGGGAAAGATATTGAAACACATAAGGGCAAACTGGCCACTTTGCAGACTGAAGCCGATGGATACAAAAACCAATTGGCTGATGCAACAAAGACCATTGAAGGTTTCAAGGGAATGGATATCGAAGGCGTGAAAAAATCGGCTGAAGAATGGAAAACCAAAGCTGAAGCCGCCCAGACAGAAGCAGCCGCCCAAGTTGCAAAACTGAAATTTGATCATGCTCTGGAAAAATCTTTATTGGATGCCAAAGCCAAAAACCCGAAGGCTGTAACCGCCCTCCTGAATACTGAGCTATTGAAATTGGCTGATGATGGTTCTATTTCTGGATTGAATGATCAACTTACAAAAATCAAAACTGAAAATGATTACTTGTTCCAAAGTGACACACAAACCCCTGAAATTGTATTAGGGGGAAACAATCAATCTATAAATCTTGATAGCGTACTTGAAGCTGCCAAGATCGGTGCTGGTTTACCAACAAAGGATAATGGAAAATGACTCAAACCATTGCTTTAGCTCAAAAATTTCAACCCATTTTGGATGAAATCTACAAAGCCGCCTCTCTGACCGCCCGGATGGATAGCCGGACAAAACCCGTCAATTTCGCGGGCGCAAATGTGGTCAAGATTTACAAAACCACTCTTGTCGGATTGGGCACGTATTCCCGTTCAGGCGGATATCCCAAAGGGGATACTGTTGGATCATGGGAAACTCTCACGCTGGCCACCGAACGTGGACGTGAACTGTTCATGGATCGTATGGATGATGAAGAGACCCTGGGCATGGCCTTTGGCACGCTGGTTGGTGAATATATGCGAACCATGGTCGTTCCTGAGGTCGATGCTTATCGGTACAGCAAATATGCTTCCTGGTCTGGAATCAAGGAAGTGGGAACGCCGGCAACTCTCACCAAAGAAACCGTTTTACCTGCTATCGATACCGCAGTCGCTTACATGAACGGAAAAGAAGTTCCTGTTGATGGGCGGATTCTCTTTGTTTCCGATAGCATTCAGGGTTTCATGGATGCTGCTGTTTCTCGCATGTATGGGAATGACAGCGCGATCAATACCCGCGTGACTATGTACAACAACATGCCTGTTGTCATGGTTCCCCAAACTCGGTTCTACAAGGGTATTACCCTGGATTCTGGATCCGGAACAACTGCCGGTGGGTTCGCCAAAACTGCATCAACGGGACGTGATATCAACTTCATGATCATTCATCCATCCGCATTGATTCAGGTGGCAAAACATGACAACCTGAAACTGTTCGATCCCGATACAAATCAGGACAAAGACGGCTGGAAAATCCAGTATCGTTTGTATCATGATGCCTTTGTTCAGGACAACAAAGTTGATGGTGTGTATTCCCACATCAAAGACAGCTAAGAGGTGATCCATGACACAAGAATTGTTCTATAAAGACGGGATCACAATCCAGGTCGAATCTGAAGTTGAAAAAGCCAAATTCAAACGTCTTGGCTACGTGAAGGTTGAAGAATCGGGGGAAACTCCGGCTTCAGAACCTAAACGCGGACGCAAAGGGAAGGACGAACAGATTCCCCCTACTGAGCTTCAAAAAGAGAAAGAAGGTGAATGATGGCGCTTTCTTTTGGGAAAATTCAAGGTCCAGACTGGATTGCGCAGCTCAATAAAAACTTTGAAACTATTGCTGCTGCCGAATTGATTGAATTAGCTTCTGATGAAGAAGCTACAACTGGTACCAGCACCACAAAAGGTGTTACTCCGGCAAATCTAGCCGCTGCAGTGACAACTCATGTTTCTGCAGCTTCCGCCGCCGCCGCAGGAAAAGTTGAGCTGGCAACCAATGCTGAAGCTCTAGCAGGATCGGATACCGCTCGCGCTCTTACGGCGGCCAACCTCGCTCACGTGGAAAGCAAGATCGTTGTATGGTCTTTTGCTGGATATAGTGGTGCCGGTGCCTGTACATTGACTGGGGCAAAAATCGGTGATGTGGTTGAAAGTGTAACCGGTATTGCTGCTGGAACCGCCGGGGATCAATCTGGAAAGTTTGAAACAACCATTACGGTTGCCGATCAAATTCAACAGTCTGATTCTGGGAATCTTTCGGCAAACATTTACCTGGTACGCCTACTTCGCAAATCGTAATGGGGGCAATTTAAGCTATGGCCGCTTACGCAGATTACGCCTACTACTCCGGGACATTTCTGGGAACGGCCATAGCTTCTGCTTCCTTCTCCCGTTTGGCTTTACGAGCCACGGAAAAATTGGATCAAATTTGTTATGACCGACTGGCGGAAATTGTTACTGCGGCAACTGACACAGCGACAATCACAAAGATCAAAAATGCCTGTTGCTCAGTAGCGGAGGAGATCCAGGCGCAGGAAGCCAACGGGAATCAGGATGGTGTGACCAGTGAACGGGTAGGGAATTACTCGGTAACTTTTGGGAATAAATCACGGAATAACCTTTCCAATGATGAAAAGATCATTGCCGCGGCAAAGGTTTATCTCGGGAATACCGGACTGATGTTTTCCGGTTTTGCTGAAGGTGAATACGGCTGCGAAACTGATGATGAAAACTAATACTGCGATCACTGTTTACAACAAATATATTTCCGCTGGCGTTGAAGCTTGGCAGAGAACCGTAATTCCTGCTGCCCAATGGGAAAACCGCAAAGCCGCCAATGTGATCAAAAGCGGGATGCTGGAAGCCGATTCGGTGGTTATCTTCGTCCTGTTTTTGTATGGAAGCGCTTATCTGAAACAAAAAGCCTGGCAAGCGTTGACAACGAAAACCGGTTATTGGACTCTGCAGGTAGGTGACTACATTGTCAAGGGCTCAGTAGCGGACGAGATTACCACGAATTTCACCATAACCGACCTGAAAGCCAAATATGACGATGTGGTGAAGATCACCACTGTTGATACCTTGGATTACGGCAGCGCGGCTCTTCAACACTGGCAGGTGGGGGCAAAATGACAGGTCCAGTTATCAAAACTCCCCGCGGGCAAATCATCCAGACGAAAAACGGTAAAGCCGAATTATCCTGGAATACTAATTTTCAATCCAAATGGCAAAAGAGGTATTCCAATGCGCAAAAGTTTATCGATTCTGAAGTATTGAGACTTTCTGAACCCTTTACACCGTTACGAACTTCCATGTTGATCAAATCCGGTACTCTGGGCACTCATGTTGGAAGCGGTGTTGTTCGATGGATCGCGCCCTATGCCCGGCGGCAATATTACATGAAGAACCGAAAACGACCGAGTAACGGAGAACCATTGCGTGGCTCTTTCTGGTTCCATCGAATGAAAGCTCTCTATCGCCGGAAAATTGTTGAAGGTGCGGCAAAAATCGCGGGCGGTGAAAAATGAGTATCCTTTCCGCACTGCAAATGTACCTGAAAACATATTCCGGATTGGAATCCGGCGCGCCGGTATGGGTGGATAAACTCGGGCCAAATGTGCCGGAATATTCCATCGTTCCGCTTCCAGGTGAACGGATCATCGAATCGTATATCAACGGCGGATCTGTCAGAGAGTATCCATTCGCATTTCAGGTCATCATTTCCACCGCAGATGATCCGGAAAGACTGGAAACTAATGAGTTTTTCGAATCGCTGGCCGAATGGATGGAAACACAAACTGCAGCCGGTACTCTCCCCCTACTGAGCACTGGTAAAACACCTTTATCCATTGAGGCTACCCAGTGGGGATATTTGTTCGAAGAAGGCGAATCGGATTCGGGAGTATATCAGATTCAATGCCGTCTGGTTTATGAACAACAACCATAGGAGGTTGTGAATGGCAGACAAAATTAAACGCAGTCAAGTTCAATCGTTTCTGAATACTACTCCATCGACAACAGCTACATACAAACTGATTGGTGATGGCGTAATAACCGGAAAGATCAATTACAACCCGAAAACCAATGAAGAGACATATATCCATCAGGATACTGCTTCGATTTCTGTTGAATCTTATGCACCCACAATGCCAATTGAAGCAACCGCAAAAAATGGTGATGATGTTTTTGAATTCATTGATGCTTTGCGGAAGGCCAGAGCGGTTTTAGATGACGCTGAAACAGATATCGTCAATGTCTGGATGTATGAGACAGGTGGACCAACTGCATACCCGGCGGAAAAACAAACTGTTTCCATTCAAATTGATGACTTTGGCGGTGATGGTGGCCAGGCGGTAAAGATTAACTATACGATCAATTTTGTTGGTACTCCTGTTGTCGGCACTTTCAATGCTACAACCTCTGCATTTACCGCAAGTTAGGGGTCATAATGGCTGACAAAATCAAGCGTAGTCAGTTCAAATCCTTTTTAAATACTGGGACGATTCTTTCTCCTACCTGGTCTTTGATTGCTGATGGTGTGACAACGGGCAAGGTGAATTACAACCCAAAAACATCTGAAGAAACTTACATTGATGCGGATGTTGCCAGTATCGCGGTTGAAAGCTATTCCCCTACCATGCCGATTGAGGCGACAGCGAAAAACGGGGATGCGGCATTTGAATATATTGATGCTTTGCGAAAAGGGCGTTCGATTCTTGGAGATGCCGAAAGCGAAGTAGTAAATGTATGGCTGTATGAAACTCCGGCACTTGGATATTATCCGGCTGAAAAACAGACTGTTGGTATCCAGGTGGATGATTTTGGCGGGGATGGTGGTGCTGCAACAAAGATAAATTACACCATTAATTTCATTGGCGATCCGGTAAAGGGTTTTTACAATCCGACAACCAGTACATTTGTTGCCGCTCCAATAAATACCATTCTAACCACGTTGGTAATTGGCTCAGTAACCCTAGCACCGCTATTTGCGACTGATAAATCATGGCTTTATTACGCAGGCTCAGTAGCGAATGGGATAGATGCCGTGTCAATGACTTCAACATTGGTTGGCGCGACTATTGTTCAAAAAGAAGGTACCAATACTGTAAATCAAGGTGCAAATGCTTCGCTTGCGGTGGGTGTGAATCATTTGACAATCAAGGTTACGGTAGGTTCGGAGGAATCTACTTACCACATTGATATTACCCGAGCCGCTTCTTAATCAGATATCCCGCTCAGTAAATCGGGCGGGGTTTTTTCAAAAAAGGTGAATATGGAAAATTTAAATATTGATGATGGCACCAAACGAATCATGATCAATGACGATCCTACACGGGTTATTGAATTCAATCCCTCTGATGTTGTCTGGGTTGAAAAATTCCAGGGATTGCGGAAAGATTTTGCAATCAAAGAACTGGAATTCAAAAAGCGTTGTGATGAAGTTGATTCCTGTACGGATGTTGACGAAAACGGGATTCCAATAAATTTCGAAGCTCGTGTAGCCCTTTTGCGGGAAGTTTGTGAATTTATCCGCGAGAAAATTGATCAATTGTTTGGTGTGGGAGCTTCCAAGCGGGCGTTTGGCGACACGTTGAATCTGGATATGTTTGAACAATTCTTCAACGGGATCACTCCCTTTATCCAAGCGGCCAGAAATAAAAAAATGGCGGCTTATATCAATGAAAATTCAAAGGTAATGAAATAAACATCCTTACTGAATTATTGCCCACCCGCGTTGCAATTGATGGCCGGGAATATGAGATCAATACAGATTTTCGAACGTGTCTGAAAGTCATTTTAGCCTTCGAAGATCCGGAATTGACTGAATATGAAAAACAATGGGTAATGCTCAATAATCTGTATCCGGAAATTCCAGAAGATATCAAAGAAGCTGTTGAATTGGCCGGCCGATTCCTGAATGGCGGAAAATATGAAGAAGAAAAAGAAGAAGTGCCGTTAAGGCTTTACTCATTTTCGAAGGATGCTAATTACATTTTTGCGGCATTCAAACAAACACATGGAGTCGACCTCACTACTGAGCAATTGCATTGGTGGAAATTCCTGGCATTGTTTATGGATTTGGGATCGGATACAACATTCTGCAATTTGATCAATTTGCGTAAAAAGGTAAAAACTGGAACAGCAACAAAGGAAGAAAAACAAGCTGCGCGGGAATTGGGAGATATTTTCGAAATTCCAGAACCGGATTTGCGTACTCCTGAAGAAAAACAAAAAGAAGCTGAATTTATGAAATTAGTTAAAAGTGGAGCTCAGTAGGAGCGGCTGTGGCAACTGGTTACGATGGATCAATAAAAATTGACACCAAAATTGATGAAAAGGGATTCAATGATGGTGTTAAGAACATGTCTAAAAAGGTTTCGATTGTTGGAGAAGCCTTTAAAGCAATGGGTAGGTCAGTTGGTGGTTTCTTTGGAAATATATTAAAGGTTGTCGGCACTGTTATTTCCGCGATTGAAGGTTTATCAGTAGCAGTTTTGGCGATTGCTGCCGTTACTACTCTGGCAATATTGGGAGTGATTGCTGTAATGGCAGGCTCAATTGGAGCATTATTCAGAATTGATAATTACGTAAAAGGATTGAAAGATTCTCTTGCTCAATTGAAGGTTAGTTTTGCAACAGCATTTGAACCATTGGTAACGGCGGCTATACCGTATATCCAAATGGTTGTGAACTGGTTGATAAAGGCATTTAATACCGTGCAAATGATTATTGCCGCTTTAATGGGGCAAAAGACAGTTCAACAGGCGATTGCAAATACAACATCATCAGCCGCAAAAGGCGCGGGTACACTGGCAAAGAATACCAAAGATGCTAAAAAAGCCGCTGAAGGTGCTTTGGCTGCGTTCGATGAACTAAATGTTCTTCAGATGGAAAAGCCGGATACCGAAACCGGTGGCGGGGGCGGTGATGTTGGTGGAAATGCGGGTGAAGTTACTTTTAAAACTGTTCCAATTGAAGAAGGTATCTTAGCTACAGTTGAAAAGATTAAGAAATGGTTCAAAGATACCTGGGACAAGATAGTATATGAAGCGATGGTTGCCTGGACAGTAATAAAAATTGTTTGGGGAATTGTCGCAAAATGGTTTCAGGATAATGTTATCACGCCTGTTTCTGCATGGTTTGAGCAAGCCTGGAAAGATATATCAAAGTGGGCTTCAGATGCTTGGGAATGGATAAAACAAACATGGAGTAATGTAAGTGCATGGTTTCAAGAAAAAGTTATTACTCCTGTTTCTGATTTCTTTATACGATTATGGAATCGTATTGGAATTTTAGCTAATGATGCCTGGGTTACAATAAAATTTTTATGGGAATTTGCAGTAGCATGGTTGAAAAAGTATGTTATTGACCCATTAAGTATATGGTTTTATGTAACGTGGAATGATATATCTAAATGGGCTTCTACTTCTTGGGATGAGATAAAAAAAGTTTGGGATAAAGTAAGTGCTTGGTTTTCAGAAAACGTTACAGAACCCATACGGAATATATTCAATGGTGCTCTTGTTTGGGTTGAAGATAAATGGAAAGAAATATTTACAAATATAGGTAATTTTGTAAAAGGAATTATCAATGGGATTATTGACAACCTGAATAGTTTGATTAGCGGATTTGGAACTACGATCAACGGTATTACCGATGGATTAAACACCGTTGGCCGAAATATTCCAGGCTGGATTGAAATACCTACTCAGGCAATTCCACAAATACCACGATTGGCAACTGGCGCGGTAATTCCTGCCAATGCTCCATTTGCTGCGATTCTGGGTGATCAACGAAGCGGGAAAAATATTGAAGCACCAGAAGGATTGATCCGGCAAATCATCCGTGAGGAAATGAGCGACAACATGAGTGGAGATATGAACATCACCATGCCTGTCTACCTGGATAGCGAAAAGATTTATGAGGGTCAACAGCGAGTGCGTCAACGCCGTGGAACAAGTCTTATCGATGGAGCGATGGCATGACCATAGTTATTGATGGAACAACTTATGATGTACCGATCATCGCTTTGGATGAAACATGTGATTTTCTGGATAAATACGCAGAACGTACCGCTGATGGTGTTTTGCATCGAGAATTAATTGGCACCTATTTCAATCAGAAAATTCAATTTGGTGCACCGGTAAATGTTACTCAAAAAGCTGCTTATACTTCCCTTTGGGCAAAACTGACTGAAGCGGAAGAATTTCACACAGTTACCGTTCCTGATTCTGACGGAGTAGATTTTACTTTCACCGCTTATTTTTCCAGTGTAAAACGCTCACTTCGAAAGTGGGATAGTTCGGCAACATATTGGAAGGGTATGACGGTCAACTTTACAGCCCAATCACCGGCGAGTACTCCATGAGCGTAACGATTCCAACAATCATTTTGACTGTTGGTGGAACTGTTCTGACCTTTACGGGTACAGAAGTAATCAGCGCAAAAATTACTGAGGAAGTCAATCCACTCAGTATCGAATTGCCATATAACGTTCTTGAATTCAAGATACATAATACGGATACAACATTTTCGATGTTTTCAGGCAGTGTTTATAGCCAATTATCGGAACGCTTACCGGTTATGGTGTATGAGAATGTTAACGGTGTTTCTGAGTTCATGGGAAAGTTTTACCTGGATACCTGGAAAAATACTTCTGAATATGAATTTGAATTCAGAGCAATTGATGTTATTGGAACGATGGCCGCTACCGATTATGACGGTGGATTTTGGGCTACGGCAACAACACTGGAAACTGTATTGAATCAAGTCTTGTTGCCGAAAAATATTCTCTATACTATTGACGAAACAATCAAAAGTGTCGAAATTCAAGGATGGATTCCCCCGGGGGATTATCGGAAAGCTTTGCAGCAGATCTGTTTTGCCGCTGGAGCGGTGGCTTCCTGTGCAAGAAGTGATCGGCTGGTAATTTCTCCCATTGAATTACCCTATCAGCTATATGACGGAAAAATTCACAACAGTGAAAAACTAAAAAGCCAACCGATTGAATTATTGAAACTGGTTACCAGTATTGAATTGGTTTCACATAGTTACACTCAAGGAACTGAATTACAGACCATTTTTGATAAATATCTCGAAGCTGGATCACATAAGATTGTTTTCAACCAACCTTATTACAACATTATTGTTGACGGTCCGGGCTTTGTTCCATCAGTTTTAATCCTTGAAAATGGAGACTATTTCGCTTTTGAGGACGGAGATCATTTAGAGGTATCTGGAGAATACATTTTCGATTCTCCGAATTCATTACGACTTGAAATGCAGGAAGCCGGGCAGGTGACCATTACCGGTTATCCATGGGTGGACAGTAAGCGCTCTTATCTGTTTTTCGAAAGTGGATTGACGGAATATTCCAACAAAAACGCTCTGATTATTTCTGAAGCAACAATGGTCAATGAAAATAATGCTCAAACGGTATTGAATCGATTGAGAGATTATTACAGGCAAAGGTATAAACAGACGATTACCCTTTTGCCGTCCAGTTATCAAACAAAAGACATTATTGCTTCATCTACTTTGTTTGAAAAGACAATTCTCGGATTTGTTCAAAAAATGGATATGAACCTTGTGGGTGGATTTTTGCAGGTAACCGATATCCGGGGAATCGAGCCGGTGTATGTTGCCCCTACTGAGCACCCTTTGCGAAGAGTAACTACCGGTGTTGGTATCTGTGGTGCTGATTTGACTTACAACAACCGGTGGAGAAATTACCATGCAGTTTGACAGAGGTAAATAATGGCAGATAAAAAGTTTACTGATTTGGTGGCAAACGCTGATACCAATTTAGCCGTGGCAGCAATAGGTGATTATCTATTGATTTATGATGTCAGTGAACCATTGGATATCAACAAAATTAAGGTTATTTCAATTGCCGATTTCCAAGAATCAATAAAAACTCCAATTATTACTGCAAGACAAGGCGGAGATGGAACAGATTGGAGTATACCAGGTACAACAAATTACACAATATCAGATGTACCTTTAATATTTCTTGGGAAACTTCAATTATCTTTAAGTGGTGCTTCTGGAATAGGTCAGGGAATTTATTTTCCGAGTGCATTTGCCACAAAACCGTTTGTTCTTGTGGCACTTGAGCTTATTTCTGGTACAGGACTTGTTGTCCCGTACTATACAAACTTAACAACGACTGGAATGACGATTGGTATAAAAGAAGTTGAAGGAACAAGTCACAATACAGTTGCTAATGTGAGTTGGTTTGCTATCGATCTATCTCCATAATTACTAATAGGTAGACAAATGAAAGCGGTCATTTTCGTTCTTTTCAGTGATCTGGTAACACTTTTGGCTTTTTGCTGGTTTATTGGCAAATTATTATGGAGTAATTTCTAATGCCACCTTATTCAAAAAATACCTGGGTTGATGAAGTTCTTGCCGGTGATTCACGGTATAACATCCTTGAAAATGATGGAACTTCGATTGAATCAAACGTTCAAATTGAATTAGATACCTCTGTTGTTACTGCCGGTACTCCGCTTACGGCTGCAAGGATGAATAATATTGAAGCCGGGATTGAAAATGTTTCAAAAGCTTCGATCCAGGCGGATTATTCGGCCACTTCTACGCTGACAGGCACAAAGACATTAACCGATTCTGATGTGCCGATTCAATTTCTTGATCCGGGCGGATCTGCCAGAGATGTAATTTTGCCGGTAGAAGCAGGCACAAATCATTCATTCGTGATTGTCAATTCTGCTGATGCTGCTGAAACCCTGACTGTAAAAAATGACGCAGGAGACACAATCGGAACAGTCGCCCAGAGCGAAAACAAGATGTTTGTGTCCAATGGTGTTGCGTGGAAGGTTCTTTCCGGCGGCGGAACTGCAGAGCAGATAAAAGAAACTTCAGGACCGACAACATTGACCATTGGTGATATCGCAAATGGGGAATATCTAAAGCGAAATGGAACCAGTATTGAAGGTGGAACACCTGCCGGCGGTGGAGCAGCCGTTGTAAACAAATTGCTCAATGGCGGATTTTCCATCTGGCAGCGGGGCGGAATCGCTTCAGCTGTAACCATGACTGACAATACTTTCAACGGACCGGATATGTGGTTTTCGTTGATACAGGGTTCTGGCCCAACCGTCCAACGCATAGCAGGTGGATACAACTCTCAATATGCGCTTAAAATGGTCATGGGTGGGACGACCTATCGTGGTGGATTCGGGCAAGTTCTGGAAGCTGATAAATCAATCGCTTGGCGGGGGAAAAATGCAATTTTTCAGTTTATGGCCAAAGCTGTAAAGAATGCCGGGTCGGGGTCAATTGATATCCGCTGTGCAATTCTTGAATGGACAGGAACGGCAGATGAAATTACCGTTGATTTAATCAATGATTGGGCTTCCGCCGATTATACGATTGGGGCCAGTAAGTTTTTTGCCAACTCCACATTAACTCTTGTTGGAACCGCAAAAGTATCTGCAGCGCATAATGTTGATACCGCAATTTCTGTTACTGGTGAAGTATCAACAAGTTGCAACAATCTTATTGTTCTCTGGTGGATTGAAGATGTCCCCGATCATGCGGCTGACTATATTCAGGTGTCGGAAGCCGGAATTTATGAAGCAACAGCAGTCCAGGATTGGAAATGCCCAGAAAATGAACAATCTCAATGTGAGCGATTCTGCGAGGTTATCAGTTCAGCCGAAGATAGCGAAGCAGACACCTATGGTGTGGCTCAATGCGCGAGTACAACCAGAGCACTCAATTCTTTGAGATTCAGAACTCTAAAAAGACGAGTACCAGATGTATCGTTATCAGCATTGTCAGATTGGGCGTTTTTAGATGATGCAATTTTGGCATACAGGCCGTGGACGTCTGTCGCAGTCAGCAAGACCACGGCAGGCTGTCATTTCGATGTGACATGTTCTGGAGGTGGTCTGGGCGGAGCCGGTCATGCGACTTTGATGTGTCCCAATTCTGCGACAACCAACGCAAGAATTTATATCACAGCAGAGATTTACAAGGTCTCCTAACGCCCTACTGAGTTTCTACATGACATTATCTCTCACAGATCAACAAATTCAAACCATTATTCGCTTACGAGAAATTGATCATCTGAAATGGCCTGAAATTGGGAAACAATTCAATATTTCCGGTGAAGATGCACGGCGAAAATATAGAGTTGCTACAGGTACAATTAATAAAGCTTATGATTCTGATAATTCATCCAATCAAACCAGTTTTGAACAAACAGATAATTCCATCCACATAATATGTTCTTCGCCAAGAATGATTACCCAAGAGGATGTTATAAAGCAATTTAACATTGATCTTGAAGAATGGGAAATTATATCTTTCAAGGTAAAAACATCTGAAGGATACCGGAAAGACCGAAAGGTTGACTGGCATGTAAAAGAGGGCTCAGTAGTGGCGGGAGATGTTATAGATACCGGAAAAATGCTGGTTGTACCACTTTACCATGTGGAAGTACGTCTGATAAAACGGAAAAACATTACCGATGCAAAGGCGATTCTTGATACTCTGATTGAAGATGCTCAAAAATTTGCACCGGTTTATCCGAAAATTGAATACCCTGAAAATGATGGATTGTTTTCGAAATTGACATGCAGGATATTCATTTCGGCAGGCTTTCATGGGCGGAAGAATCGGGAGAGGATTATGATATCAAAATTGCCCGAAAAGCCATAGAAAGTACCCTGAAAAAATTACTGGCATTTGTAAGCGGTCAAAAACTGGCTAAAGTAGTGATTCCTTTGGGTAATGATTTCTTCAACGTTGACAATAAGGATGCAACAACCACAAGGGGAACTCCGCAGCAGGAAGATACTCGATACCAAAAAACCTACCGCATTGGCCGGGAAATTTGCGTTTGGATGATCGATGCCTGTTCACAACTGGCGCCGGTGGATGTTTTGATCATTCCAGGTAATCATGATGAACAAAGATCGTTTTATCTGGGCGATTCCCTTTTTTGTTGGTATCACCAAAACCAAAATGTAAATATTGACAACCGGTCAATGAAGCAAAAATACTATTCGTTTGGTAAAAATCTTATCGGTTTTACCCATGGTTATGATGAAAAATTGGGTAATTTGCCTCTTATGATGGCTTTGGATCAACCCGATTTATGGGCTAAAGCAAAATACCGTGAATGGCATACAGGGGATAAGCATCATAAAGTTGACCTGATTCCAAAGGCTGATGAATCCCGGGGACTAGTTGTACGGATTTTGCGTTCTCTGGCCGCTTCTGATGCCTGGACCTTCAACAAAGGATACCGTTCATTGAGAGCTTCAGAGGGCTTTTTGTGGCACCCGGATAATGGATTAATCGCTCAATATACAGCGATTCCAGATTTATGATTTTTAAGTCTTAAAAAACCGAATTTTTAAGAAAAGTCGAACATAAACACAAACATATGTGCTAGACTGTTTTTATGTGCCCCTGAAGCACAAAAGGATGTGCATTACTCCGCTAAAGTAATTGTAGTCGGTTCGAATCCGATCAGGGGCACACCTTTATATACAATTTATTGACAAATTATCGTAATAATATATAATCATCATAGCGGAGTAATGAAGAACCGATTTATTCTAAAACCATCCCGAATCCTGTGAGAGCAGTTGGGATGGTTTTAGTTTAATTACAAATTGTCAACTGGTCCACCTGTAATATGTGTTTCCATAATGTCATCATCTTCCACATTTATATATCTTCTGGTAACTGATACATCTGAGTGACCCAGATAAAGAGATACACCTTTTAGATCCCGCGTTACTTTCCACATTTCATACGCTCCACGCCGGCGGAAGTCATGAATCCCGTAATGTTTGATTCCAACATCATCCGCTCTTCGATCAATCAACAATCTCAATGAAAATCGATCAAGAAATTCATCTGTTCGGGACGCAAAAAGAGGATCATTTTCTCTCAACATTCCACGGGATTTGAGATATTTTCGCATCATTCGCATTGAGCGATTCCCAAGTCGAACTATCCGTTCCTTATTTCCTTTTCCATTTCTAATAGTAATTTGGCCAGTTGTGAGGTCAATATCTTTCACGCGCATTGAACAGAACTCAGTAGCGCGGGCGCAGGTATCCAATAATGCGTACAATATTGCCTTATCTCTAACCGATTTACACGAATCAAATAACAATTGAAAATCCTCCAAAGGAATGCCAGCCCGAGGAATAGCCGGTTGGTGAGCAACCTTCACCCGAGAAATCGGATTCCGCCTTTCAATATCATATTCATCCCAGTACCACTTCCAAAACGCCCTGATTGCTCTATAAAAGACTTCCACACCGCCAATACTATGATCGTCCTGCAGACTGGTGAAAAATTCTCTAAGATCATCAGAAGTAATTTCAAGCATGATTTTCGTGTTGATATTTTTCCTCAAAACAGTCAAACAATATTCATAATTATGAATCGTGCTTCTAGATCGCCTACGAGATTTGATCACTGAAATAAAGGCATTTTGAGCCTGTAGAACTGTTTCAGGAATTACTTGAATTATGTGATTATGGACCATAATAAAAACCACCTCCTACCCCCATATATGGGATAAAAGGCGATTTTTTGAGGGATTACCCCTTTTGGTGCCGAGACGCAGAATCGGACTGCGGACACCACAATTTTCAGTCGT